CGTTAAACTACTGCAAGACCCAACACGTTTTGTCGGATCTTATGCACGCCACGGCTGTTACAAAACAGATTATCTCTGATCTGTCGACAGCGTGGAAGTCTGCTCTCGCTATGGTAAAAGCGAACAGGCGTCAGCCGGAATATGTAAATGAATTCCTTGCTGCACATTTAGACGAATGTAAATTCCCAATATCCCTATACGATAAGATTTCTTTAACCGAACAGAGATTGGATATTGAATCTACACACATCAAGCCTTATAACTATGAGAGCTATATCGAGTCAATTGTGAGTGGATGTTCAAATAGAGTAACCATGCTATTTGAAGGTGTTATACAGACAATATATACGTTCTGTGGAAGGATTCCATCACGCAAAGCGTGTGAAAAGTTCGTGAAACGATACTTTTTGTATGCATTCCTGGATATTCTTGAGGATAAATATAAATTTCATACTAATTATCTCTTATGTTCATTAACTGAAGCATCAGAGTTACCTAGTGGAGATTGTTATCCTGGAGAAGTACCAGGGGTTGTGATTGGTGGATGGGTTCGACGGGCTTTTATCTCAAAAAAGAAAGATCTTCAATGGAAGATCCTCTTTGCTAACTCACTCTTACAAGCTAAGAGGGCAGCAGCAGAGATTAGTCTTTATAAACAGAACGTTGCCGTTCTGGACCACCAGAAGAATATGCAGGGTTTGGGCTATAAAGCATCAGACTCTCAAAAATCTTTCCTACCAAAGGTTCTACAAAAAATTGAATCTTTAGTAAAAATTTACTATCCTAAGAACTTTACTGAGCAAATCCCCGTATGGAGATTGCCTTCGCAGAGCGGAAGCTTTGAGAGCAGTAAAAAGAATTATGGATCATTAGGCTTCTTCCATAGAGCTTTCCACCAACAGGATGTCAATTCACATTTTGCTGATCTCGTCGTAGAAAACGAGGTTAACTTTTCCGACTTATTATATTATAAAAGTTGGGAAAATGTGATTGATATCAAAATTCCTATATTTACTTTTGGATTCAACATTGTTGATATCATGAAGTATATTAAGATACAATTGTTCAATACTGAACGCTGTACCGCTAAATTTTATAAGGTTCTAGAACCTTTTAAAGTTAGAGGTATAACAGCAAGTAATGCATCAATTTATCATTTAGGAAGGATGATACAACCTGTGTTGCATGGATCGCTTCGGAGAAGTGATGGTCCTTTTCGTTTTATAGGCAAAAGACATAACAGTGAAGACATAAACGATGTTTATGCTGGAACTGTATTCTATACAGAATCGCAAAGGTTATTCTCTAATGGAGAAATACCTGTTGTTCCTAATGGAGTCTCTTACTATAGTAAAACATTCTTTGTTGCTGGCGATTATAAAAATGCCACTGACAATATGCATCCAAGTTTACCTCATAAGTTTATCGATGCCTTATCTAAGCATACAGATTTATCTGTAGATTGGATAAAGGTCTTACGACTTACTTTGGGTTCACATAAGATCACTTATCAGGACATCCCTGAGTTTTATTACAGATTCATGGAATCAAAAAATAGCCTACTTGAAAAGTATGATTTATTTAAAGATTACATGCTTGATGTAATTTCTTCATGGGGTCAACTAATGGGATCTCCTTGCTCTTTTCCTGTCTTGAACATAGTAAATGCTGCTATGTTCTGGGTAGGATGTGAGGAGTTTTACCATCGGACCTTGAAATGGGATCGTGTGTTAAACGAATTTCGACCACTTTTTAACGGTGACGATATCTCGTTCGTCTCTAACCAGAGTCATTATAACATCTGGAAGGAGGTATGTGCGGGATGTGGTTTGAGCCTTAGTCCAGGTAAGAACTACTGTACTCGTGAGTTTGTCAATATCAATTCAACTAGCTTTATGGCTAAATTGATAAAGGTGGACGACATGTACGTCGTTGAGAGTTTAAGTGAGGGTTTCCTAGTAAATGCTGGTCTTTTGAAAGGCCAGTCTAAGGTACTATTAGACCAAAGGGAAATTGGAGTTATACCCGAGGAAGGTTTAGGTCCTATCTGTGATCAACTGAATGAACTCATTAGAGTTGCATCAGAAGACCAGAAGAGGCGAACCGTTGAGGTCTTTACCCATAATATGGTAAAGAAACTTAAATTATCTTCTCGCTCATGGCGACTTCCTAGACATCTTGGTGGATTAGGGTTACCCTTTGGGAGTGTTAATCATTCGCAATTAGAAATTGCTTTGAGACAACTCCGGGAGTATCGTGATTTATCAGATAAAAAACGTAAAGGAGAGTTTACATGGCAAGCCAATGAATATTGGAAATCGATTCGAGAATCGATTCCTTCATCGCTTGACATAAAAACACCTTGTGTTTTGATATCTGGTATGGACGATCCCTTGAAGGATTACTATGAACTGCCTTGTCTATCGACAAGTTTTATGAGTGACGAGGACTATGTCCAGGGAATGTATGAGCTTAAGAATATAAAATCCAAGCCTAAAAGGAAAGGTAAGAAAACAGATAATCCCGAGATTAAGTTTCTCCGTCAAAAGAGAAAATTTAATTTCGATGACCCGAATAACCTTATTAAAAAGGAAGATGCAAGTCCAACGGATGAGCTTCTTATTACATGTCTTTCCCAAACCAGGTTATCTGGTTCAGGAAGTAATAAAAAGCTTCGTGTAGACGTATGCATACCCCGAATTGAGTTACAAGATGTTATCAGAGACGAATTGATTTCCTGTCAAAAGGAAAATTTCGATAATCTGGTCTGTAACCTATCCATGTAAGTACATTATGTGGAGACCTTGCCTACTTCATGTAGTCCATATTAAAAACAACTAGGATTGTGTCCGCAGTTTAACTGTAGAAGATACACTTAACCGCCAAGGGAGAGCCTTGGATCCATTATGTTTTGATTGTACTATTTAGTAGTCATGGGGTGAGAAGGTACGTTAAGCTTTCTCAATGTGTCGTTCTCTTTTGTGAGACAAAATTAAACATTCACTTGAATATTTCTCCGTATTACCAACGGAAACGAGTATGATGGTGACCAACC